ATCATGCTGTTAATACGAAGAAACTGATTGGTTGTAGTTACGCCTGTTACGCCGTTTAGCGTTACTGTTTCTGTTATGGCATCCCAACTTGAATTAAGTCCGCTAATAAGTATTGTTGCTCTAGTGTTGTCGGACGCTGAAGTGCTGGCAAGTGTCATTGTTACAGCAGATGCCGGGAAAGCATATTGAGTGGTCCCCGTTAATTCCCACAATGTATAAAGGGTTGTCTTAACAGAATCAGAAAACGCAAAAATATTTACTTGGCTTGCACCAGTAACTTTTCCTCGGGCGACTTGCAGTGCCCAATCCGCAGATTGCGAAGATTCTGTACTGATAGGAACTGGGGATGATGTTGCCATTAGCTGCCCGAGTAAATTATCAATCTGGTTGAAATACAACCGCAGGACGTTGTTGAGTTGGTCAATATAACGCGGGTCATATTCTTTCGATGCATCCGGCAAGCGCGGGGCAACAATTCTATTAAGCTCGTAATCTGATGTAATAACGTAGCTCATCAGCGCCTGCCATCATTTCTGATATCGATTCGGGGAGCGCCAAGCTGCCATTGCAGCCCAAGCTGGTTTCCTTCAATCTTAAACGCCATCTGGCGTCCACGCACGCGGGTGTAGATCTGCCCAGTATACGCTTCAATTGGGTACGTAGATGTCCGGGTAGATGTGGCGTAAGCGTTGCCACCCACCGATAATGGACTATTGTACCCGGAACCCGAGTTCTGCATAGGGTACAGCGTCATGGTTACTTGCGGGCTTGCCGCCGTAGACCCATCAAATTTAAGATCCGGCAGCATCCGCCACACAAACCCAAAGTTGTGCCCGTCGTCAATATCAAATTCGGACGACAGAATATAGGACGAAATGGGAAGACCCGTAACAGAATCAGTACAGTCGTCTACGCCATTCTCATGCCAGACAAGATTTTTTGAATACGTAGCCGCAATTGGGTAATCGTTCAGGCCGCTATCAATCCAAGCCGTGCGCCCCATAGTGCCGTAGTACCAGACGTTTTCCAGATAATTAAAAATAATATATCTGTCTACAACCGTGTTACTACCGGAACAGTAAAACCACCAGACTTCATTAAAGCCCTCGTTGGTGCTACAAAAAACTTGGTCAAACTGACTCTTATTTACACTCTCAAATACATACTGACGAAGATCGCAGCTAAGCGTCTGCACCCGGCCATCATACTTGTAAAACTTGTCGACGCCCATCCAGTACGTAATACCGGAGGCAATAACGGCGGCATTTGGCCCGGCAATTGAGATGTTGTCGCCAAGAAGCTGTGAACTCCAAACGTATGGCGGTCCCAAATACTGCAAGGAATATACAGAACTGTCGGTAAACACAACGATTTCTTGACGGCTTTGTACAGTTGTAACGATCTTAGAACCGTGCGACAACCGCACACTACCCGCTTGATTGGTAATTGCTGGATACCAAGTAATCAACGAATCTTGATCTGACCAACGAATCAGCATAGGATCAAGCGTCGTGCTACCAATGTCGTTGGTGCCAAACACCAAAATAAACCGGCTAGTATCAGATACCGTAAACGTGTTCTGATACAGAGGGCAGTAGCCATCAGTACCCGCCAAACTAGATAACAACACGCCGTTAGGTTTAATGTAGGCGGTTCCGCTACTACTGCCACTTGTATTGATTGCCGCACCACCAGCAGTCAGTGCAAGGTTAAATGTCGTGCCAGTAGAAGCAAGCGCGTAGTATGTAGTTCCGGGCGTAAGCCCAGTTGGTAGCGCCCCCGTTGTGGAAAACGTAATTGGGGTTCCCGTGACTACACTTATGGTTGACGTTACGACAGCAGGGGATGCAATCGTAATAGATACAGATGATGGATTGTACCCAATTGCAGCATCCCAATAGTACAGAGGACCACCACGTGGTCCGTATAATAGGTTTTGGCCCCAATTCATTTGGTTCCAAAGACGGATAGGATCTGTAGTAGTGCCTCCGTTACCCCATGTTCCTGAACTCCATCCCCCCGCACCCCACCCAACATATGGGACCGCAATCGCAGGGCCAGTATTTATTTGGTATACAGCAATGACAGCGGAACCACCAGTTGCCCCAACAGCAACAGTTGAAGCAGTGGTAATAGTATATGAGTTAGCACTTACATACGTAATGCTATATTCTGTATTTAAAAGGGTAGCATAAGTACCCGTAACCCCGCTAAACGTAACATAATCACCAGTAATCGCCCCATGTGAAGTAGCGGTAACTGTGACCGTAGTAGTGCCATTCCCAGTAAATGGGTTGCTGCCAAGCGTTGCGCTGGCTCTAACTGGGGTGATGTCATAATATGACCCCCCGTTTTGGATGTAAAACTTGAGGTTTGTACCAACACCCAACAAGTTCTGCGAAGCAAGCGTCACCCAAGACCAAAGCGAACGGCATATACCCAAAAAGGTATTGGCCGAAATTTGCAGCCAACCACCAATTTTCTCGGGCGTACCCTGCCGAAAACGAATTTTTTCCGATTCGTAGTAGCCGCCCTCGTTGGTGTACCGCGTGTTTTCGCGGTTAACCCCGGGCTTGAACAGCAGCTTTTTTAGCATTACTTGCTCGCTACGCCCTTACTCTTCTCAAAGCTGCGCATTCCACCAAACCCAAGAAGACCCGCGAGAAGCGTCATGAGTTGCTCGACATCAAGATCAGGAGGCGGGGCTAACCCTTTAGGGATTATGTCATAACCTTGACCAAAAGCCCAACACCACTGCATCAGCGGGTAGCCTAAGAATTGGTAAGCCAGACCCAAAACCCCAACCCAACCCACAGCAGGACGCCAACCAGAGACAAATGTGCTACTAGACGCCGCTTCAATTTTATTGACATCCACTTGCGCGAGGTCTGTAGTCTGGTCGACCCTTTTTTCCTCAAGGTCCAGCTTGCGCTCCTCCAGCGCCATCTCCATGCGTTCTTTATCCGTTGTGATGAGGTCGCCCGCAACTTTGCCAACACCTTCAATTATCGACCCTATTCCAATCAAATCCATTATTTGAGTCCTTGCAAGGTACGGTTGATCCAGCCGAGTAAGAACTTGGACTGAGACCTGTCTTTGTTGCAGATCTGCGCGTATCGGCTAATCTTGGCAAGGGCGTAGGCGGGGAGGAACTTTTCTGCCGTACAGATGTTCAACCGTTCAATGGTTTTTGGTCCGATTGCTCCGTCTGGGGTGACTCCAACGATGAGTTGGGCGAGTTTGATGGCAACTCCGGTTCCGGTATTGACGGCAAAGTTGAAGATGGTCTCGGCAATAGCTTGCTCCTTAAGATCATCACCTCGGACACGATCCCAGAAATTAGACTTGTAAAACTCACGAACCAAAGGAGTAGCCGATCCGAAATCCTTGCGATCAATGAACTGCCATCCTGCCCAGTCTGGATTTGGTTTTCTTGCGATCCCTGCATATGTCATACCTCCCCGGTCGCCCGGAATATCAGTCAGTTGGTATCCACCTTCGTCATGGATCATTTTTTCAAAGGCGGGGTTGAAGTCGGCCATCACTTCACCTTTTGTTCAAGGATAACGATGCGCTCACGATTCAGATGGATGAGTTCCCGGTTCTCGTTAATCTGCTTTTCTAAATCCTGCCGCAACTTCTCCCGCGCTAGTTCAGCACCTGAGTTGGCGGCTTGCTTGTTGTCTGATGTGACCACCAGACTGATTTTGGCGTTAAGTACCGTGACATCGTGCGTCAGTTTATCGAGTGCAGTCATTAGGTAGACCACGCAGGTAAAGAGAATTGGAAGCACAGCGAACGCCGTCTTCTCAATCAGTTGACTTTTGGCTTCAAGTTTCTCGGTCATGCTTTATCCCTTAGCTTGTTGACGATCTCAAAAGCAGACTTCATCTTTTCTTCGAGGACTGCAACCCGTAGGTCCAGCTTAGACAGCACAACGATCAACGTCACAATACCAAGAAGTACCGGCCATGCTTTTAGAAAGAGTTCAACTATCTCCATCGCCGTGCATCCTTATGTACTCATTCCGAAGAAACGTCACTTTTTTGCGTCCGTCATGCCGCTTAACGATACCCAAAGCTGGCGGGTTGTTCAGGTATTCTGCGGCCCGCAAGAGCAGATCAGGATCGTCTTCAAAAATACCGAGCGCTGTGTTACAGCGTTTACACAGCACCCCACGAACGTCATCCGAATCGTGGCAGTGGTCTACCGCAAATTTGTACTGTTTCAGTTTAAGCGCTTGTTGACAAACAGCGCAATTATACCCCTGAAGTTTTAAGAGTAGCTCAAAATCTGCGGGGGACAGACCAAAACGAGAAAGCCGATTTACATCGGCTTTGCATCCACTACAGAGAAAGTAATCCCTGCGCCCGTGGATGATTAAGTCATCTCTAGCAAACTCACCAGCACATACAGCGCAAGATGGCATTTTGAAACCCCGGTGGGTCGCACCGGGGCCTGACCTCAGTTGTCAGTTTGCTCGTCGTCTTCTTCAGCTTCTTCAGCTTCTTCAGCTTCTTCAGCTTCTTCAGCTTCTTCAGCGTCGTCTTCTTCAGCAACTGCGTTAGCAGCAACTTCAAACTGCGCTTCGATGTGTGAAGAGAAGAGAGAAGACAGTGTGAACTCGTTGATGCCGCTTTCAATAGCGACAGCAAATGCAACAGAGAACAAACCGTTCAGCGCATCAATAGGCTCAGAACCATCGATGGCGGCAATGATCAAGTCTTTCATGTGAATCTCCGGGGTTGATGGGCGGGTGCCCGCCGCGATTTTACCGTGCGTGTAAGACAGGGAAGTTACTTCTTTAACCCCTTGAGCGTTTCCGCTAGCCGAGCGCGCTTGCCCAGAGTGCCGGGCTTCTTTGCCGCAGCAGCGAGCTTTTTCTCAGGGATAGGTTTGCCAGCTTTGGCACCAAGTTCAGCCCGAAGCGCACCCGGCTTCTTGATTGCGGATTGAATCCATTTCTCAGCCATGATTGCTCCTTATGGTTCGTTAGGCCAAGTTACTGACCAAGGGAAACCTGCTTGTGTTGGTACATCACGCAACGCTTGGCGGTAAGCCGCCCACTCAAACTCTTGAGGTATGTTGCTTTCCAACGCTTTGATGGCGCGCCAATCGCATTCCTTTAGTTTATTGTCACGAATCTGGCGAACAGATTTGGCCTGTCGTTCATCACGGGCTGTCGCTTCGGATTGCCATTCGGCAAACTCAGCATCATTCATTTCACGAACAATTTCTTCACTTGTAGCTAAGTTAACTGTTTTAACAAGTGGTCTGCTCATTTTAATTGAACCCATAAATTAAAAAGCTGCCTGAAGAAAACGCATAAAAATCACTGCTAATCTTAATAGCGTTTATTGCTCCGGAAATAGTATTATTTGTTACGGCCACCTGAGTGGTGCCACCGGACGGAGGCGACGCACTAATTTGAGGGCATATTGTATAACTACCACTAAAATTCGTATTGAATAATTGAGTCCATCCACTACTGATGTTAGTTAGTGTAAGATACCCCGCCGCTGTATAAGTTGAACCATTATTAGAACTTAAATAAATTCTTAAACCTGATATTCCAGCCAGAGTAACATTGGCAGTTATACAAACAATTGATTTGTATGAAGCAATTCCGGTAAGCGAAACTTCTGATACTCCGGGCGTTGCAGTTAAATTTGAAATTAACGTCATTCCACCCGGCAAACTCCAAGACGGCGCACTGCCGGTCGTCGCAGTTAAGACCTGACCAGTCGTCCCCGCCGCAGTCGCTACCGGAGCAGCACCAGCCCCGCCACCATACACAACGCCGTATTGAGTCAGCGCAGCGCTAGATGCCCAAGTGGTTCCACTAGAGAAATAAGGAACACCACCGCTAGTTCCGGCAACCGACAATGCAAGGGTTCCAGAAGTTGTAACCGGCGAACCAGTAACCGATACAATTCCTCCAGTGAACGATTGGGCAACGCTGGCAACGCTTCCAAATGTAGGTGTTGTGCTTTGCCAAGTAGTACCGTTGGACGTTAGTAGATTGCCGTTTGTTCCGGGGGCCACGACTTGGAGCGCTGATGTCCCGTTTCCAAGTAATACGTTGTTGGCTGTAAAAGTAGCTGCGCCCGTACCGCCATTGCCAACAGGAAGCGTTCCTGTTACACCAGTTGTTAGGCTGACAACACTAGATGCAATTTTTACAAAGTCTGAACCATTCCAAGCAACGATTGCTTTTTCGTTAACAGCTAGAGTCACCCCAGTCGTGGGGCCAGCGCCGACAATCTTGACCGTGTACGTCCCTGACGTATTGTTGATGATGTAGGCTTTGCTTGATGCCGGGGCCGTTATGGTGATATTGGCGGAAGCAGGGGAAGCGATAATAATTGCATATTGAGATGAAGTAGATCCGAGGCTTGAGCCTGTAGTCTTAGTAAGCGTCGTATCCGCAGTAATAGTCACAGACCCAGCAACTGCTGAATCCAAATACGTTGAGATGTAGTTATTGACCGTATCGCCCCAAGTACCTGACAACTCCCCCGTAGCAGGGAGGGCAAGGCCCAAAAGCGAAGTATAGGAGGTTGCCATTTCAAGTCCTTTAAGCGTTTACTAACTCAGTCCAATTAGCGTTTTCGGTGTTGGTAATAGCTGTCCAGTTAGCGTTTTCGGTGTTGGTAATAGCTGTCCAGTTAGCGTTTTCGGTGTTGGTAATAGCTGTCCAGTTAGCGTTTTCGGTGTTTGTAACATTTGTCCAATTTGGTGTTTGGCTATCGTCAATTACGCTCCAATACCTATAGCCAATATCACCAATTTTACCCATTGCTGGGCATCCAGTAATAGCAACTAGACGCGCTCCAACCGAAACCGATTGTATCGTCCCGGTAGCTAAAACGCCAGATACTGCCCGTTCGTATACAGCGCTAGCAGTTAGGTTGCCTACTTCACCAGCCGCCGATACGCCAGTTATTTTTACAGTGACATTAAGCCCAACACTGCCAACCAAGCCGGAAGCAATAGTTCCAGTCTCATCCGGATTTTCAAACGCCGCAACGGTTCCAACTAATCCAGATACAGCTACGCCAGTAAGCGCAACGGTTCGCTCTCCCATTGAGACCGAATCAACTGAACCTGTTGCTGATACCCCGGTTGGGAAGGCGGGGATAGTAAATTCTGCGTTGCCAACATTACCAGTGGCAGAGGTTCCGGTAATGCCTACAGTTCTATTGGCGGTAATTGTGCCGACTAGAGCATCAGCATGGACTTCTTGAATTTCAGGTAAAGGATAAGTGTCAACCCCACCAACTGTTGGCTGGGCCGATACCCCCGTAAGCGCAAAACTCTTTGTGGCTACTGTGGTGCCGACAAGTCCAGCGCCACTTACGCCGGTTAGCGCAACAGTTACATTTTTAGTGACGGACCCTACAGAGCCAGACGCAGACGTACCAGTTAAGGCGGCTTGGGAACCGCCCCACGTATTACTGCTCCAAGTACTAGCGCCCCAGCTAGTAGCCATTTTAGGTCGTTGCTAACCGCAGAAGTGCGGTGGTGGTCGTGTTGCTTGGCATTGTTAACGTAAAAGTACCCGCAGTAATGGTCTGTGAACCAAAAGTATGAACGCTGACTGCCTTGTTACTCTGCGAAGAGTTGTACACCAAGACCGTATCAAACGCCGTTGAAAGCGTGACGTTTGTATAAGTAATTGAAGCCGAAGGAGTCCAGTAACCAACGCCCGCAGTCGTGGAAGAGTTGGTTGCAATTGGGGCCGTGCCGTTAGTGACTGTTACCCCACCCGCAGTGTAGTTGGTTCCAGTGACTTCACCAGTAGTTGAGTAAACGGTTGTGCTTGCATTTAACGTTGCGCTTGCTAGATACAGAGCGCCTTTAAACGTATCGGCGGTTGTTGCACCACGAGTTGGGGCTACGCCAAAATTGTGCGTAGCAGTCAGCAGTTCCCCAAGGAACGAAGTACACATGCTCTGAGTGTTTGCCATGATTTATCCTATTTCCGCCGCTTCAGCAAACAGCGTGGGAGAGGTTCTTAATGTGACGTGAACAGAACGATGTACCAACTCGTCATCAAGCCAGTACTCAACCCATGTCGTGAACTCGTTATCATTATCTACTGAACCTTCTTTTTTGGCTAGGAGGGAGTCGTCCATCTCGCCGTGAATTGTGTTGACTAGCATTACACGATCCTGATGATTGCTGATGTATTGGTCACTGCCGGGAACTGTACGGTAAATGTGGTGGCTGAAGTTTTATCTGCGCCAAAGTCCAGTACACAAATGGCGGGGTTTGTGGCCCCGTCCGCCAAATAAATCAACGCCCCCCGCGCAGTAACCGCAGTAGTCCAGACGGCGTTATTAAATGACCAGTACGCAGTCGTGCCTGTATTACCAATAGTAGGTATTTGGCTGATAACGAGTGTCTGACCGCCAGCGGTATATCCCGAAGCAACAACTTCTCCGGTAGCGGTGTATCCCGTAGTTGTTGCATCTAACGTAGCCGCGTTGGTGTACAGCGCGATCTTGAACGTCTGCGTCGTGCCAGTGTTAAAGTTGAACGTCCCACTAGGAAGCCCAGTCTTAAACGTGTTGGTAGTGAAATTACCAGTAAAAGCCATCAGGTAACCTTCTGCCGATACTGACCAGAACGATAAGCATCTTGACGCTCAAGGCCGTCACCCAGACGTTTAGCAAGACCCAACGCTTCCTTGTACTTGCCGTCGTACAGCGCCATCATGTCCTGCTCACCTTTCATGAACGTATAGGCTTCAACAAGCGTCCCGTACAACAGCACCGTATCAAAGTTATCGCCCAGCCAAGTTGTACCGGCAGTAACAATTGATGGCGGGTAGAAGAAGTAATGCAACTCCATTGTGTACGCCGCATCTGGAGTTGGGCCAAGGAGAAACGTCAATTCAGACGCATTGCTTGATTGCGGACCAAACAAAGCGTAGTACTTAGGGAACGCGGTATCGGTTGGCTGCGGGTATGCTTCGCGGATGAAGTTAACGTCTTTGTTTAGCAAAAATGTATAGCTACCTGTCGCGTCAATAACAGCCAAAGAGTACGAAGATAAGAAATCATCTGGGCAAGCAAGATACTTGTTTGCAGGGCTAGTTACCCCAGTCACGTTCTTGCGTAGCGACGGGAACTGAATCGTGTTGTAAATGCGCTGTTCCGCCTGCTCAATGAACGTGTTCATATCAGTCGTCTGGAACGTGTTCTCCGTATAGTCGGAAACCGCAACTACAAGCTGAGCGTAGTTCACGCCATTGGCCCCCGAGCCATCGTGCCTTTAGTCGCACAGCCAGTTCCGCGAATCTTAATGCCCGTTACTTTGACATCTGCGTATGGCTTAGACCGAAACTCACCAACACTCATGGCCAAGTCGTCTGGCTTGATCCGCTTGCTTGCGCCGTAGCCGTTGTTGCCCAAATCAACCCCGGCTTTGCCCGTCATGTCAGAGGTTCCGCGTAAACGGAAGCTGGACCGACTTCTTTGCCGCCTTGTTTCATGCTGAACTTAGCCATTATTTGCTGCCTTGGTTCATGACGCGGGACATGTTTTTTCCATACTTCATACGGTCGTCCGTAGTTGGACCACCCGCTTTCATTTTTTTAGCGCCCTTGTGCATGCGGGCTTCGTGGCCCTTAACTTCTTTCTTGGCTTCGACATCTGCGATAGCCTTTACCATCTTCCTATCCATGATGACTCCTATGTCGTCACAACCGTAACTGTACCTAATTGCACTTGTAAAACCAAGTTGTTTGGTGTAAGCGCAGTGTCAAAAAAACTCGCCCCACCCACTGGATTCCATCCCCACTGAAACACCCTGCTACCACCACCTGCATACCCGTCCGCCAAAGGCCCAGAAACTTGATAGCTGTTATCTTTGCGTGGGTCCCGAACGCCTTGCGGGTCGTCCACCGGATACATACCAAGCTGCAATTGCGGCTGATCTGGGTCCCAGCAACTGGGACAAACCAGCAGATTATATACCTTAGTCTTGATTACTTCTTTCTTGAGCAGACTTAGCTTATACCCAAACCCGCATCTGTCACATATGGCAATCGAGTTCTTGCCAGATGAAAACCTGTTGCCCATTTACGGACCATACCCGATAAACATCTGGCGTGGCACCAAGCGTAAAGATGCCTTTTCGTGATCTTCCTGTGCGGCCAACTCCCAAGTTTCGTCGTACTGCATCTTCAACACATCCAAGCGCTGCATCCCATCCGGCACTTTCAACGCCACGTAGTATGCTAATCCCGCAGCCATACAGGGGATAAACCGAAACGGAACGTCCATGACGTTAACACCACCGCCAGCATCTTGCGTGCGACGCATACGCCAGTAAACAAACTGATATGTAGATGCGTTATCTGGCGTAGGCCAGACAGTAACCGCCGGGGTCTGCTGCCAATAAACTGTTGCGCCTGCCGTATGTGCCGCTGCCGTTGTG